CGTTTTAGGTTTTTTTGAAAAGAAAGCCAAATTTAAACAAGACTTACTTATGCTTGAGGCAAAGGCAAAATATGCCGAACAAATGTCTAAGTATAAAATACAAGAGCTAGACGCAGAAGCTGACATAGCCGAAGCAAAAGCTATTTATGCTCATGCCGAGCAACTTTCCAAAAACAATTCCTCTAAATTTATCGGTGCATTACAAGCATCAGTACGCCCAGTTATTACTTACTTATTGTTCTCTGTGTTTGCTTTTGTTAAAGTTACACAGGTTTATATAGCCATACAGCAAGGTGACGACCCATTAGAAGGTGTAGTAGCTGCATGGGATATTGAAACACAAAGTATGTTTTCAGCAATCATTGCTTTTTGGTTTGGCAATAGAATGATGAAAAGAAATGGATCATAAGGTATTTTGCAAACTAATAGTAAAAACTGGAACATCAAAGACAGAATTGATGCAACAATGTGGCGTTGCTAAGATAACTATTAACGGAATGATAAAAGGCACAGCTCCTGTTCCAGACAGCGTTCAACATTATCTTGTAAATAAACTCAACTCGTGATACAATTTCTTTTATAATTATAGGTAATAAAATGAAAAATATTATTATGGCAGTTTTTGTATTAGGATTAGTTACAGCTTGTGCTAGTTCTAACATTGGTATTAATGCTAATGTACCAGAAAGCCAAAAAGTTAAAATATTAATTGAGACTGAACCAAAATCTGAATAATGGAAATCCCACAAGTTTGCCATATGCAGCGAGCATTGAGTGACACTCAAATTTTTACTGTCTTAGAGAAAATAAAAAAAATACCCTCCCAAGACGGAAGCCTAACAGGTGGCGATAATAAATCTTATAGAAGTGTTGATGTAAAAGCCTTTGAAGCTAACAATAAAGAATTAGAATTTGTTGCTGAAATTGTTTCTAGTTTTACGCAGACTGTTAATGATAAGTATTGGAACTTTGATATAAAAGGCTTTGCCGAGCCACTACAGTTCTTGACATATAAAAAAGGTGGCAAATATGATAGTCACATGGATATTAACTGGGAAAACTTAAACTCCAAAAGACCAAACAGAAAAATTACTACAATCATTCAACTAACAGATGATGATAAATATTATGGCGGTGATCTAAAAATTGACGTTGATAATAAGAATGATTTTTTTATACCAAGAAAGAAAGGCGATATAGTTTGTTTTCCATCTTTTCTTTTACATAAAGTTTTTCCTGTCAAGAAAGGTGTAAGACATTCTATTGTGTCTTGGCTGTCAGGCGACTCTTGGAAATAAAATAATAGGTGTGTCATCACCTATCCAAGCTCCTAATATATTATAATCTATCCATTCTATTGATTCTTCTTCTGACATACCTTCTTTTTCAAAAATTTTTATTAATTTATTGTAATCATAAACTAATACAGGTTCTTGGCTACATCTAACACCTTCACCAATAATAGCCTCATCACAATTATCCCATTTTTTCATTTTATCTTTTACAATCCTCATAAACAGATTGATATTTACTAACAAGTTCTGGCTTTCTTAAATGTATCTCTCGTATGCCATGAATAACACTTGTATGGTCTTTGTCATACTTATCGCCAATCTCAACTAAACTTAATATTGAGTTTGTTTTTAGTAAATTAAATATTAACCATCTTGCTATAGACAGCTCTTTTACCCTTCTGCGTGATATTAAATCAATGTATGATATTTGGAAATCATCACATATATGCTCTATTGTTTTATCTAAACATTTTTTATTTCTTAATTTTTCCATTTTCTTCTATTGCCCTATCTATGTAGAATTTAGCTTTCTCCAAATCTTGTTGAAAATTTCCTTTCTTAGTACATCTCCACACATACTTACTTGCATTACCAAGACAATAAGCAATAAAACCTTTTACTCCCAACATGGCTCGTATGGAGTCTAAAGCCTCTAACTTATCGCCTTGATAATGAGGTGGATTATTAACTAAATCTTCTTCCATTTAAAAAGGAATGTCGTCATTTGGCTCAACGCTTGATGGTGCAGCAGATTGTTGGTCTTTTTTTGCATGAGACACTACATTGCCAATCTCTACTTTTAACGTAGCATTAGCATCACCATCTTTTTTAACGTAAGAATTTATACCTGAGATTTTACCAAATACAGTTACTGGCATACCTTTACTCAACCAAGATAAACTTTCACCATACTTACCCCAAACAGCACAATCATTATAAATAACTGTTTCTTTGTTAATGTTTGAAGCAACTGTAAAATTTAATACAGATGTTTCGCCAACATTTTTTAGTTCTGGATCGTTAGCAATATTACCAGTAATATTATATGAGTTCATATTTTTCTCCTATGGTTAATTAAACTCTATCTTCAAGAGCAGTCTTTCTGCTCGCAAAAATTCCTCTTACATAATCAGTATGATTAGATTTCATAATTTTATCAGCGTTATCTTTTGCCCATGCAAGTAAGTCGTCTATATTATTTATATTATTAATAACAACTTCATAACCTTCTTTTTCTAATTTATCTGCATGGCTATCTTCATCAACATAATCATCTTTTGGTAGTTCTTGTTTTGTTTCATGTGAAACATTATCAGGTGGTAAATCCTCACCCTTATATATAAACAAGCCATAACCAAACATACCTAAACATTTAACAAGACCTCTTTGAAAAGCAGTATTGATTTGAAAAGCATTAGGTTGTGCAACAGGTTTGTTTTTATAATCTAAAATAGGAAATTCCTCTGTAAGAGTTCTATCTTCTATTGTAATAGAAACTGATACAAAGCCCTGTATGTCACTTAATTTCTTAGTAAATGTAACATTTGGATAAGCCCTACTTACATGATCCCATGCAGTAGCCCATGATATATAATTAAACTGACCTTTTTTATCTATATCTTTCTTGTTAATCTTAATGGTGCTTAATGTTTCAAACACAGTTTTTTTAGTCATCTTTCTCTCCATTTTTTATTTGCGTTAATGTTTTTGAATATTTATCTTTGCCAATAGCTTTCCATCTACCACCCCAGTTATGTTCCATTCTTTTTTCAAATTCTGACCAATAAATATCCCAATCAAAACCACAATGTTTTTCATATAGCTCCTGCAGCATAACGTGAATCTTTTGTTTTTTATTCATTAGGCTTCTTGTAATGTTTGCGTGTTTCTTCACAGAAAAAAGAGTTTTCATATCTTTTTGGTCTATGACTGTATTTCTTACCTTTAGCGTTCTTTCTGCCATCTATTAATTTCTTTGCCATTATTTTTCCTCTACTTCTGCGTTCATAGGCATATGTGTAACAAGATACTTTGCTTTCATGGGTGGCATATCCCAATAATCATCTTTAGCCATCTCAAGGGCTTGTTCTGGCTTCCACGCCTTAAAACTTTTGTGAACTGTAATAATTTGTGTAACCTTAACTTTATACATTTTTTGTTTTGCTACTTTAGCCATAATTCTTTCGCCTTATTTTCTAACTCATCACCTAAGTTCCAATAAAAATCACCAACAAAGTCTGGAGTATCTAAAACACTAATAGGGTCATCAAGCATAATTAATGATTGTCTTAGCCTTGCTTTTTTAATCATTGACCTTGAGTACAACTCTAAATTGCCAAAGGACATTTCTTCACAGTTATCTGGGTGGAAAGCCACCGCCTTGTTTTTATTACCTACTATAATAATAGGATAATATTCTCTGTTCATAGCTTCCCAATACACAGTAATTTGTTCTAAATAATTTAATCTTGGTATCTTGGGAATAGAGGCAACGCTGAAACCTCTACTCCCATCTTTCTTCACAGCACCTAAACGTGGCTGTAAGGTTTTATACTCGATTATGGTTTTGGGATTATTAATTAACATATCAGCGTAGCCAATAATCGGTACAGATAGTTCTTTTGGTTGCCATAATATTTGTTGTTCAAAATTAGCTTCAACAAATGTCTTATGTTTTGTTGGTGTAGAATTTTCACCTTTTCTTTCTTGTAAAGTATCAATCGTTACATCAAGCATTTTTTGTGCAGTTATGGGTGCGTGTTCTTTGCAGCCAATCATCTTTTGTGCATCATTTTCGTTTACAGCAACATGGTCATCAATCTTGTTACCAATCTCATCAAATATTAAATCTATTGTTTCTTGATCGTACTCAAAGGTATTCGGATTTGTTTCTTGCAAAGCCATATCAAGTGACTCATGGATTGCTGTTCCTGCTGTAGCTGGTACACCAAATTCAATTTTCTTTCTTTCTTCAGATGTAAGTTTTATATATTTAAACCACCATAGATTAAGTGGTATGTTTAACTGCGAGGCAGAAAAATGTTTTATATTGTATTCTTCTAATTTGTTTTTAAGTTCCATTTTATTTCCTTTCCCCATTATACTCAATTATTCACATAGGTCAATACACAATATTAATAAAGTTAATTTGTAATTTTATTTGACAGGTATATATCAATCTTTATGGAAACTTATTTACATTTAACAACAGCAAGCGTCATCATTATCTGTCTAAGCAAGATATTCTAAATCTTCATTGACAGATTCTGACTCATTGGTTCTCTTACGTCTCGTTCCACAACTAATGGACAAATCAATAGACCTAAGATTTACGTTGCTGTCGTTAATATGGTGAAAGAACATTATACAAATAACACTCACAATGTTTAACAGTATATTCTTCCACTCGTTTTTATTATCAGTAAAAACAAGTCCTCCCTATTGTGGTGAGGACTATTTTTTTGATTTTATTTAATAAAAATAGCTAGATTTTACGATTTTTTTGTGGTTGTCGAACTATGTCGAAATTGTGTT